GCGAAAAAACGATGTCAATCGTTTTTATGCTCTGAAGCTCGCGCTCCAGCCCCACCATACACAAGTACAATGAGGTTTTAAATATATCCGACTTCCGTGACCACAGAACACGCAAGTTAAAACACGGCCTGCATTATCGGCAATCCATGTCGTCCACACGTCAACGAAGATCTTACTAGGTAGTGACCCTCACATTCCGTGTCAGTCAACAGCCTCGGCCTGAACCTTCCTTGTTGCGTACACAGGTATTAACACCCATCCACGTCCAGAAGCTGCAGGCGTCAGCTGCGCTATCCCACCAATGAGGATGACGCACCAGCCCCACACACGTAGTATAACCACTACATGTGTGCAAACTAATGCCCGTTCACCTTTCTCCGCTAACATGCACGCACAAGTCTCACAGCTAATATCCATCATCAGCATCACCGGTCTCCTCCTCAGGTGTCAAGGACGATAAGCATCCCAGGTCAAGCTCCGAGTAGTGCAGAGTGAACGGTTGGCCAATGTCCGAGTCGGCATAGTCGTGGGCAAGTAACGTCAGGACTGGATCAGTCAGACCAGCTGGGTACACTGCCCTAACAAGCGACTCGTCCACAGAGGCAAGCAGCAGCTGCACTTCCCTTGTACCAGCACGAGCCTCTGCAGCCACAAATATGTGCTCCACAGCTTCACGATGGTACGAAACGACACTGGTCAACACGACATCCGGGATCACATCGGTACCAGCGGATGTACCAACCTGCAAGGCAGATGCTGGTGCGGCTTCCTCTGCCGTCCGGTGGGTGACGCCTACAGCACCTCCACTCACTGGACTTGGCAACAGAGTCTCCTGCACCAACTGCAAAAGCAGGTGGTCAAACACCGTAGCCTCAGTGAGACCAGAGACTTCCAGCGGCACCACGTCCGTGCTTCCAGACGGCACGCCCTCTGACACCTTCCTCCTCGCTACGCGCTCCACCAGCAGCCTGCAGCACTTGACAACCTTGACAACCACCGCGATTTCCCTCCTAATACGCGCAACATTGCCCGCCCGCAGCGACTTCAGGCAAGCTAGTGCCCGGTCACTGCACAATGCACGCGCAAGCATCAACCGTCCACGTTTGCGTGGCCTACACTGCAGAGCCAGTCTCCCATAGAAATAAGTGCTCACGATTTCCGTCGTGTACTGAGCGACGGTAACAAGCCGCTTCACCACACTAACAGCGCGACCACTTATAGGGTCACTGGTTGCAGATCGTCCCTATTGCATGGTCCAGCCCCTGTACAACAAAGCGGCAGTTGCCGGTTCTGCACCATAGAGCTCCACAAGCATCTGGATCTTAAGATCTACGCCAACCATTGTACTCGAAAAACCACGCAGTAATATCGTGGCACGCGCACAAGCATTGCCCTCCGCGCCACCCACATCAACGATAGGCTCCGAGCCAGGCAGCAACCCCGTCCCGTCGTTCAAGTACGAGCGCATGGCCGCTATATCATCAATGCGGCCATACTTGCCTCCGTACATCACGTTATGCAACTTCCGCAACACGTCGATCACCGCATCGCGCCAGACACCATTGCCCAACACAACACGAGCGGCCGATACCTGAGCCTCACTTAATTGTGAACCCAGAGAGCCACCTATAGCAACCGCCATGGCATATTTAGACCCGAAAGGTAGAGAACCAGTGCCTGCAGGAGCTTGGTAGTCAAGTAACATGTCTGACCCAGGTGCGGCAAACCCGTCCACAGAATCCACCCAGCTTAGGGCAGCTACACGGTCATCCGTGTTGACGATCTTGAACTTATCCTGCTTAGCATCCCACCGCTGTTTATCTGCCTCAGTCACCGGAACGCCAGACAGCTGGTTCACCGATACCGTCAAGACAGGCGCTGCACCCATTGGCAAGCCAGCTGCGCTCTGGTTGTCCCAGGCTACGCCTACGGTGTCAGGCGTTGTTGTGTGCACAGCAAACCTCGGCATAGCGTTACGTGCTGCAACCAAGCTCTCGCGCGTGTATTGTCCGATACTAGAGTTCGTGCTCGGATCAACACGCGTGAGTCCCATGGTTCCGCCAACAGGGTACACAATCTGGTACTCACCAACCCGCGGGGTGGCCGGGAAGAAACAAGCCCGCAGAACCGCCTGTTGGTCTGAAGTGAGGTTGCCTGTTGCGCTGCTAATCGTACTGAGCTGCAACACACCAGCACCATTCCGAGTCATGCCTGACACAACACCATTGCGCACACCAGCAACAAGAGCATTCAACTGGCGCGCCAAGGTGCACAACTCACCATACCCAGCGAGTCCAGGCTGGCCGAAGGAACGCCCAGCAGTGGCAACTGCAGATGGGAAAGCTGCAGGCCACTTTATAGTAGCTGTGGTGAATTCACGTTGACCGCGCCCTGTGACTATACTGTCTATGGCAACCCACAGCTCGCGCAGTTCATTCGAGCGCCACACCTGGTTACCTTCCTGCATACCGATTACGCGCTCAACCGCAGCCAACCTATCTGACAAGGGCGGCGCGCGTGTACCAACAGCCACACCCAACTCTGTGCGTGTCGGCGTAGCCTCCAACTCAGCCTTGAGCTTCGACGTGAAATCCGTTAGATAAGCCTCAATGCCCTCTATCGTACCACCAAGGGGCCCAGACGCATCATAAGGCGTCCACGAGAACCACTCCGTATCTACTAAGTCGCCGGTCAAGTCCGCAACAGTCAGCCGACGCATTGCAGGAGTGACTGTGCCGTTAAAACCCGTTGTGGTCGGTTCATCCACAAGCGACACATGATTATTTCTGGGTTGAGCAGGATCGGTCCGCACGAATATTGGCCTACCCCCCATTGGTGAAAACGACTCCGCAACCGCATCAACGAATCGCGCCCATATAACCTCGCCAACGTTAGCGCGCATTTGCCTGAATGTCCTGACATTGTGCGGTACAGTTATCCCGAGATCGCGAGCCAGATGGGCGAGGCATGACAACCCAATGCCGTCAATGTGGTGCACGCGATCACGTAATTCCGTAAAATCGATGCGTGGAACGCGGTCAGCCTCCAACTCAGTTATCTTTGCTTCACAGGCTGCAACGCGGCCTTGCAATGCATCAAACTCAGCCCGCGGCACCGATGTTTGTTCCAGAGCGGACAGGCGCTGGAGTATACCAGCAAGATCAGTTCCCGAACCGCCCGTGCCTTGGCTAGGGGCAGCGTCGATAGAACCCTTCAGACCAGGGACCCTCTTCGAAGCTGTGACCATCATGTTGATCGCGTTCGCTTGTGCCCGCGTAAAGCGTCGACGGGCAGCCGTGGACCACTCAAACGTCTGACCCGCTTCGCGTGCATCGACCACGCGTAAGGGCAGCGCACCATTTGCACGCATGGCAATGACACCATTCGGCGTAGTTACCAACAGAGTCGACCAGCGCCCAAGAGCACGCTCCCTCAACTCCAAAACCTCATATTCGATGTTTGGCAAGACAAACACCACGGTCCCAGCAGGCACAGCATCGGTTTCCTGAAACACATCACCGCGGCCATGGGCAAACCATGTGTCCACGAAACTAATGTACCTGCCCACCATACCACCTAGCACTCGGGTCAAATCATCGAGCCCAAACTCACGCCCACCAGGCAGAATCGTGGTCAAAGCGCGCCTGGTGACCTGGTACGACAGTTGGCCAACAGTAATTGACAGTGCCGCCACACCTGCCCCCAAGCCAAGCCCGCCCAGCGCGACTGCACCAGCTCCAGTCACAGTCGCAAAGGTCGCCAGCGCAAGCCCACTCGCCGCTGCAACAGTTGCCCCCACGCCACCCACAATGAACGGTACAAATGGCAGAAAACCCACCTGCCCCCCTTGCCCAACAACAAGAGGTCTGCAGCGCCGCAATTCATCAGCAGTGAGCCTGCCATTCGGACGCGTAGCTGGCCTGCCGTGCTGGTCCAACAGCACGCGAATTGGCTCGCCAGATGCCACAACGCGCACTATCTCGATTGCATCAATAGCGCTCAGCCCGCAAGCCCTAGCCTCACCCTCAAGAGCAGCAGGCATATCTGAGTACTGCCGGCCGACAAGACCTGAAGCATTGCCGCTCATTGCGCAGCGCTCAGCAAAGGCCGCGCGACTGGCGTAAGTGGTGCACTCACGCCTGTCGCGGACCATGGCATCCAAATCCTGCGCAAGGAATTCGCGCACAGTCGTGTTGACAACCTGTAAACACCTCCACAGCGCACGATCGCGAGGCAGCCCATTTAATGTCCCACGCACCGCACCATGGAGCAGCTCCTCATCCGTGAGCGTCGGGTCAGCGATCAGAGTGCGAACCAGGGAAGCGAGTAACCGTCTGCGCGTAGTGTTAATTGTACGGGGTGGGGTCTGCACGCCACAGTGCAAATTTGACAAATTGCGACCAACACCAGCCGCCGCAGCCAGCAGATCCAACTGCTCAACCCAGCATGACACGGTGTCAACGCCACCGACTGGCATCCCATCATACTCGCCGGTCAGTACATCAATCAGACAAGCGTTAGCCTCGCCGGCTGTATCACACACATGCAGTCGCATGTTGTGACCAACTGATATAACTTTGCTATACCAGTCCAGCTTGATGCCATTATACAATGCCCAGCCGACAGCAACACCCAGAGGCGGGTTGTACCCCAGCCGTGCGAGAATAACCTCGGCCAGAGGGCACCCACCAGCAAATCGCAAGTAACAGTATCCACTCTCCTTAAGACCGTATGCCACACTCAGCTCACAAACTGCGAGCGCATCACACAAGCTCAGAAGCTCCAAACCTCCAAACGATGTTAGGGAGTCATATCCCAGCGGGTCAGACCACCATTCCACATTGGCTAGCGCAACTTCGACCATCGCTTTCGTGAGAGGCACCATGTTAGGCAAACCCGGCACAACCTCCGCGTGCAATGCGAGGTGGTTATTGCGCAGATCGACATCAGACCTACGGAAATATATCGGTGCACCATCCAACTGCCCTGCAGAGTTGGGGGTCAGGTAGGCAAGTAGAGCGGCATGAGCCTGTGGGTCAGAGGCCAACATCGCCGAAAACGACCGCACGTTGTGCGTGATAGGTGCACGCACAACCGTAGCCATCACATACGCCAAGCACCCCACACGCCGATTCTCAAGCTGGGTGATGCGATCACCCAAATCCGCACCTGGTGTCGCACCGCCGTGGATCGCAGCGTATACATCAGGAGCAACAGCCTCAAGCTCAGCCATTAGACTAAGAAGGGCGGCGGAGAAATCCATTGCCACTCGGTCAGTCACAAACGCCACATTGCGAGTTGGCCGAACCTTGTCAACCGTCCAAGCAAAGAGCTGACGGCGGCCATATACCGCAGTAGCATCGGCAACGAACAAGTCAACCGGGTACCACGCTGGGGTGGCGGTCGGGGCCTGTCCCTGTCCGGCCGTTAGAGGAAAGGACGTCAGGGTAATCCTATTGTTGCGAGCCGACAAAGCTTCAACACAAGCAGAAAAAATTTGAGCGTCGCGGTAAGTGATACCCATTTTAAAAATGTAAAAACACGCCAATATTCTAGTCGATGAGTGTTTTGCTGGAAAGTTCTTCAGCTTAATGCGCCGAAGAATTGCAGGACAGCGTTTTTCTTATAGTTTTGAATTTTAAAGATTTAATAACACAATTGCTATTACCTAAGCTGGCCTATAACAATGAATATGTTTCGTCAAATAAACGCCAGCGTTCTAGGGAAGACTGTATCTTTCAGAGCGTAAGCCCCGGGTGCCGTTCAGTCGTTACAGTGCCCACTTTCCCCTGGGTTTGGTTTACCTAGATTAGTTTTCTCAACCTTAGGCGGGGGATGGGCCAGCCATCAAAGCTTCTCCTCGGTCACGTGTTGCATGCACGCTGTCCGATCTTGCACCACTGCAGCAGCACTCAAAACCAGCTGGAACTGGGGCCACCACACGCATTGATTTAAGTGTGGATACTTCACACCCAACTAAGGGCTCAACACCTACGCCGTTTCCGACGGATCTGTCCAGATGCGAACATGCACTTCAGGTCCTATTCGGCTTAGCCCACCACACTCGCAGTGACTTATAACCTAGCCTGTTAGAGCGCACGGTTTGCTGTTTTTGAAATTTTTGTTTTTCATATGTTTTTGAAGTTTTCCACAATTTAAAGTTTTTATATTTTTTGTATTTATATATAGATGATTGAATTGTCCCATGTTATTCGGCGTGCGCATTAAGCAAAGCCGCACCACAAGGATTTAAAAATCCGTGAAGCAGCCCGAACTCGATGTGCGCGCAAGGGTAAAAACCCTCAGTAAGTACAAGCCCCCCAGGAAAGGTAAGAGCCACAACCCAAAACACCCTCTTAATAGGGTGAAGACGCGCCGAATGGCCCTAGGCTGTTTAAACACAGCATCTGAACCACCCAGCTACACCGTACCTCACACCGAGGTTTCGGACATTATATTTAGACTGGGAGTCCCTTGCATCAGCAAGCCTGTAGCATCAGGTCATCAGCGGTGCCCAGTAGTAGGAGCACCGCCAGCAGTGCATTGGTGTCCAGCACCAATAAAAAATCTTGTTCCTTCTCAACCCCCACACGCAATTCTGTTACAACAACAGGCGTGTGTGGTGGCTAAGAAGGAGAGAAGAAGAAAGAGTGGTGTTTTACATACCTAACTGCCGTTGGCCGGATCAATCCAACAGCCCTTATCCATTCGGACCCCATTATGCCGGGGGCAGCGTGCCTCTTCTCACAGCTGGCCATTAACCAGCATGCCATTTATGGCGGAGGCTTCCGTCCTTCACGTGTCAATTCACGATGGAGTTAGGTAGTAGAGCACCTTGTCCTAGCTTCACTGCCGTCTTAAGCAGCCACACTACGCATGTGTTGAGAACCACGCGTGGGGAGGAACAAGAGTCCTACACTCGAATTCGATAAGCAATAAAAAATCCCGAGCCTTCAAAAGAATGTCTTCCAGAGGTCTCTAACCACAAACCGCTGCGGCCCTAAGGCCGCAGCGGTTTGTGTTCGATGTCTCCGTCAGTCCACAACATAAGAAATCCTGCAAGAGGAAAGAATGAACGCGCAAAAGCGCCAGAAACACCGGGATGAAAATTTTACCACTCATTTTCATCGAGTTCTTTGCATAAAAGTCCAGAAGATAAACCTTCCTTCTCTTTTTATGC